TTACCCGTAACGAATTTATCGAGGGTGCTTACACATATTCTTGGGATAAGAAAAGGTGGGAGAAACTCCGATCGGCTGGGTGGATAGAAGTTTGGCGACATAGGAATAGAACTAGTATTAAGTACTCTGTATTCAAAACTTCATTCAAATGTTCTCAGCTAGTTAGTAGGATATACCGTATCTTACTAGGTGAAGAAGATATGCCAACTTCTGAGCGAAGTATTTTTTACAATAATAAGTCGTATACAGATAAGGTCTATAATAAGGCTATAGACGATATGATACGAGATAAAGATAGATAATGGCTTTTAAACTCAACAGATACAAACCTCTTCCTGGTATTGCTAGAAATGGTGAGCTTAATAAAAAGCTTAACATCAAACGTAAAGACCTTGAAAAAGGTGTAGTTGCTGAAGCTATTAATGAAAGTGAGATTGTTGTAGATAAAAACGTACCTAGAGATAGTAAGCTCTACAAAGAAGCTATAGCTCACGAAAAAGTTCACTGCGAAGAAATGGCTAGTGGACGAATAGCTTATGGAGATGATTGGGTTAGAAGTGACGGTAAAACTTACCCTAGAAAAGACGGTAAAATAAAATATAATGGCAAGTGGTACCCAGAAGGAGATAAGGTTTTTCCTTGGGAGAAACGCGCTATGAAAGCAGAAAAAAATGTTTGAAATATTTAAAGACAACAACGAATGGAACGAAAAAGCAATAGTGGGCTTTGTAGCCTTTGCCCTTATGGTGGTAGTAATGCTTGTGGACACTGTGTCTGGGGCCGTAGGTAAAGATTTAGTAATTAATGAATTCGTATACAACTCTTTTGTATGGGTGGTTCTAGGGTCGTTTGGTATTAGTGGTGTAGAAAAATTCGCGAACAAGAAATAGTATGGCATTTAGAATGAAAGGCTTCCCCAAGCATAAAGGAGCCAAAGCGCACGTAGGTAATCGTAAAGGATCTGCGGTATTTGAAAAGCAATACGGGTCAGCTTTTCCAAAACCAGGCGATCCTAAGGAAAGGAAAGGCGAAACTACAACTACTGTTGGCGATAAAGTTTATACTGATTGGGAAACAAACCCAGAGGGTACCGAAGAAAGTAGATCGTGGACGCAAGACACAACCTATACAACGCCTCATACAGCGAAGGGTGATGCGTATTACGCTAGTTTAACTGACGAACAAAAAGCTGAAGCTGATAGAAAAGAAAGAGAAAGGCTAGAAAGATTAAATAAACAAGATACAGGAGTAGAAACAAGGCCGATAGAGCAGCCAGTAGAAGAGGCTAGAGGAAACTTATATGGACGCGGTGGAACTTCTAATGTAAGAGTTCACGGAAGCGGTGCTGATGTAGGTTACACTGGTAGCATGGAGTACGACCCTGACCAAGATTACCATATGAATCAAGCAATTAGTAGTTATATACCAGAAATATACGACGAATCGGGTAAATACAAAGGTCAAGGTAAAAGAGTTAACTTTAAAGACTTTGAGTTTTATGACGACCCTGAGTTCCAACAGCTATTAACAAACGTCAACTTTGAAATGGCGGTAAGTGGGGGCGGTCGTGATGCAATGAAAGGAGCTAGAGATTCTGATTACGGAAAAGCACTTAAAGCAATAGCATCTGCAGAAGATAAGCAAGCTGCTTACGAACAGATAAAAAAAGATTTTCCTGAGCTTGTTAGAGAAGGAGATTCAGCACCAAGTGTAAATCCTTTGCAAAACCAAAGTACTGGAGAGTTTGTGACAAGCGGCCAAGCTAGAGACGCAGCTAGCAGAGGAAGTGGTTATAAAAAACGTAAAACATACTAAATGAACTTTCTTAGCAAAGTATTCTCTGGAGGCGCAACTGAACTTGTTGAAGGTGTAGGTGGAGTATTAGACAACCTTATCACATCGAAGGACGAAAAGCTTGAGGCTAAAAGAAAAGTAAAAGAATTAATAGCCAACTACGAGGTTGAGATGGAGAAGAATATTACATCTCGATGGGAGGCAGATCTTAAGTCTGACTCATGGCTTTCAAAGAACGTAAGGCCATTAACCCTTGTGTTCTTAATAGTGTGCACGATGCTATTGATATTCATTGATGCTGGTGCAATCAATTTTAACGTGAAGGATTCATATGTGGACCTTCTTCAATTAGTATTAATAACAGTGATCGGTGCATACTTCGGTGGTAGATCACTAGAAAAAGTAAAAAAATAAAATGGGAGTAAATTCAACAGAAGTTGCATATAACTTCGGACAATTAGGCAGTGTACACATGCACGCCGACAACGGTGAGACTTTAACCCCGCCAGACGATATGGTTATTGTTGCTATTACTATGCTTGGCAACACAAATTTTGATGTGCTAACAGCCGATACTAGCAATTCGGTAGTGTACGGTGGGACAGAGAGTAACAACGCATACTTTGGTATTACAAACGGAAATACTGGAGGTAATGGCGAAGTAGTAGACACTGGTATAATTTTTCCAAGAGGTTTAACTATATATGGTAGATGGACTGCGGTTAGTCTTAACGGTGCTGATACCGATGGAGGTATAATCTGTTACTTCGGTAAATAATGTTAGGATTAGGTCACGCAATTACAGGCAGTCCGCAACCGATAAGCTGGAAACTAATAGAGACATATACGGCTGACTGGTCTTCCGGTGTAGATGGCTGGGCAAGTCACTCAAATAATGATAGCGCGGCAACGTTAACTTATGGTGTTACTTTTGATGGAAAATCAAACGCGCTAAGGGTACAATTTAATGCAGACGAAACAGGTACAGGAAGCTCTGGACCGGGAATTATAAAGAGTAACGTTTTCTCAACTACGATACAAACATTTGATTTCGCAGAAGTAACATGTGATATATATTTACGTAGCGCATACGACGCACTAACAGATCTCTGGGATGGAACAGACGTGGTTCATATGCGCTTTGAGATGATTGCAGGAAGATATGATGGTGTCAATGTAAGCCAAAATGCATGGGTTGGCATAGATACAACATTTGATCGTCCTCCTGATTATGATGAAGCTCGCGGGTCGATCAGCGATGACTTAGCAATAATATTTGATTACGGCGAAGATCTACCACAAAATGGCGCGAGATTTTACGTGCACAATTATGTTGCAAAACTATATAGACCAACATCGTTTGGATAAACATAAACAACAAACAATTTTAATTTAATTTAATTATGGGAAAAAAGAAAAAAGAAGAGGTCGTAGACCTAAAGCCAGAGAAGATCTCTGAAGAAGAGTTAAAAGAACTTCAAAACGTAGTTTCAGCAATTAACAAACTACAGTTTGACATCGGTACAATGGAAGTGCAAAAGCATAACGCTTTACACGCTTTGTTTCAAGGTAACGAAAAGCTTACTGATATTCAAGAGAAGTTTAAAAATAATTACGGCACGAATAATATTAATATTCAAACAGGCGTAATAAACTATAAAGAAGATGAGCCATCTGATTCGTAAGATCACGATAGGTAAAGATTACAAAAATGATGCTATGCACTATTCTGTTGGACAGGAAGTGTATGGCGGTCATACGATTTGTGATATACTAGAAGAAACTGATAAGTATTCTATATATATTAGAAAAAATAAAACAGTTATACCGTGGAAAGATTTTAATAAAAACATGGCTATATCTGTAGAATATAACTTAGAATACTAATGGAATCGCTTTACAACTTTGTTGTAGAGCCTATAGGTGAAAGATATAACAATACTACTAAAGTAGGCGATAAAGAGCTTATATTGAATACTGAAGTATACAATCATGAGCACGTAAATAGATTAGCTAAAGTTACATCTGTACCAAAAATAGGTGATACAGAAATACAAATAGGTGATACTGTTGTGGTTCACTTCAATGTATTTAGGCGGTGGCACGATGTAAAAGGTAAGGAAAGGAACAGTAGATCATACTACAAAGAAAATAAGTATCTTGTAAACCACGATCAGATATTCTTGTACAAACGTGACGCTGAATGGATATGTCCTAGAGGTTATTGTTTTGTGCAACCTATTAAAGACAATAGCGAACTAAGTGTTGAAACTGAAAAACCTTTAGTTGGTATTGTTAAACATACTGATGGCAGAGCAGGGCTAAACTCTCTTATAGGTTTTAGACCTAATATAGAGTGTGAGTTCGTTATTGATGGTAAAAGGTTATACCGTATACCATCTCAATTTATTACAATTAAATATGAATATCAAGGAGACGAAGAAGAATATAATCCAAGCTGGGCACAGAGCGGTTGAGGAATTAATCAAAGTAGCTAAAGAAGCTATTGTTGATTCAGATGATGATATATCAGCTGATAGACTTAAAAATGCCGCTGCTACAAAAAAGCTTGCGATCTTTGACGCCTTCGAGATATTGAACAGAATCCAAGAAGAAGAGAATCTTTTAGAAGGTAAAGCACCTGAAGAAAAAAAAGAGAGAGTATTCAAGGGTTTTGCTGAGGGTAGATCTAAATAATGTACGAACAGACTTTATATAAGATAATAGAACCTATAAAGAAAACTACTCTTACTAGACTTAATAGAGGTAAGAAGTGGAAATACGGTTATAACAAAGAGCACGACTTAGTGGTTCTTTCGCATAACGGGGTTATAGGTGATATATATGAAATACAAGGTTTTAAGATAGCTTTACCTAAACAACCTAAAGATGTGTTTAAGCACGAGAAGAATAAGTGGGTTAAGGCAGAATATCCTAAAGAATTATCTCGTATTAAAAATATATTCGACTGGAGGAATTATCCAGAAGAGCAAAAGGAAAAGTGGTACGACTATATTGACGAAGAATTCAAACGTAGAGAAGAAGGATTCTGGTTTACAAATAACGGAGTACCAACTTGGATAACGGGTACACATTATATGTATCTGCAATGGAGCAAGATTGACGTTGGAGCTCCAGACTTTAGAGAGGCGAACAGACTATTCTTTATATTCTGGGAAGCCTGTAAAGCTGATAAGAGATGCTATGGGATGTGCTACCTTAAAAACCGTCGTTCAGGTTTCTCGTTTATGTCATCAGCTGAAACAGTTAACTTAGCCACTATATCGAGTGATAGTAGATATGGGATCCTTTCTAAGTCTGGTGCCGATGCGAAGAAAATGTTTACTGATAAAGTAGTACCTATATCAATAAACTATCCATTCTTCTTTAAACCTATACAAGATGGTATGGATCGTCCAAAATCCGAACTTGCGTATAGAGTTCCAGCTAGTAAGTTTACTCGTAAAAAAATACAGAGCAACGAACAGCTTGAAGAGATTGCAGGTCTTGATACCACGATTGACTGGAAGAATACTGGTGATAATAGCTACGACGGTGAAAAGCTAAACTTGCTAGTACACGACGAAAGTGGTAAGTGGGAAAGACCTGATAATATATTAAACAACTGGCGAGTTACTAAAACCTGCTTAAGGTTAGGTAGTAGAATCGTTGGTAAGTGCATGATGGGTAGTACCAGTAATGCTCTTGATAAGGGTGGGGATAACTTTAAAAAATTATACAATGATTCTGACGTATCAAGACGAAATGCTAATGGACAAACGAAGTCTGGCCTTTATTCTCTCTTTATCCCAATGGAATGGAACTATGAAGGATTTATTGACGAACACGGACTTCCAGTCTTTGATAGTCCAGGTCATGATGTACGATATGGACCAGACGGTGAATTAATAGACGTAGGTGTCATTGAGCACTGGGATAATGAGGCTGCGGGATTAAAAGACGATCAAGATGCGTTAAACGAATTTTACAGACAGTTCCCACGTACTGAAGAGCATGCGTTTAGAGATGAGACTAAAAATAGTATATTTAACTTAATAAAAATATACGAACAAATAGATTACAACGAGGGTAGTAGATACAACTCTCATACCACGACTGGTAGTTTTGGGTGGGTTAATGGAGTTAAGGACACTGAAGTTATATTTTATCCAGATCCTTGCGGAAGATTTAATGTGACTTGGGTGCCACCATCGCATTTGCAAAACAAACAAATAATAAAAAATGGAGTTAAATACCCGGGTAACGAGCATGTTGGGGCCTTTGGTTGTGACAGTTACGACATTAGTGGTACTGTTGATGGCCGCGGTTCAAAAGGCGCTTTACACGGATTAACTAAATTTTCTATGGAAGACGCACCATCAAGTACGTTTTTCCTAGAGTACATAGCGAGACCACAAACCGCAGAGATGTTTTTTGAAGATGTTTTAATGGCGCTGGTATTTTACGGCATGCCGCTGTTAGCAGAGAACAATAAACCAAGATTACTGTACTACCTACGCCGTAGAGGTTATAGAGGTTACAGTATGAACAGACCAGACAAAAGCTGGAAAAAACTTTCTACAGCAGAAAGAGAGGTGGGTGGTATACCAAATTCAAGTGAAGATATTAAACAAGCTCACGCTGCGGCAATTGAAATGTATATTCAAAACCACGTAGGTCATATTGATGATGGCAACTACGGCACAATGTACTTTAACGAAACGCTAAACGATTGGGCTAGATTTGATATAAATAAAAGAACTAAACATGACGCATCAATAAGTTCTGGTTTAGCTATTATGGCTTGTAACAGACACTTATATGCGCCAAACGCAAAAACAGAAAGATCACCTTTGAATTTAAATATAGCTAAATACGATAATAAAGGGTTTACATCCCAAATAATTAAATAAAGCATGGCTGAGTCAGTATATGTTAATTTTCCATCACAGGCAGTTCCTGATCTAGAAAAAATGAGTTCAAAGTATGGACTCAAAGTAGCTAGAGCAATAGAACAAGAGTGGTTTAAAGACACGCATAGTAATAGATATAGAAACACGCAACACAAGTTTCGTGATCTTAGGTTATACGCGAGAGGCGAGCAATCTGTACAAAAGTATAAAGATGAGTTGTCTATTAATGGTGATTTGTCTTATCTAAACTTGGATTGGAAACCAGTGCCAATTATACCTAAATTTGTAGATATTGTAGTCAATGGTATGTCAGAGCGTATGTTTAACGTTAAGGCTTACTCTCAAGATCAGTACGGCGTAGATAAGCGTACTGAGTATATGGAATCTATGATGAGAGACATGGATACTAAGGTATACAACGACCAAGCTGCAAAGATGTTTAGCATGGATCTTTACGAAAACAGTAAGGAAGAGTTACCAGATACTAAAGAAGAATTAGAACTACATATGCAGCTTAATTATAAGCAAGCTGTAGAAATTGCAGAAGAGCAAGCTATTAACGTTTTGTTAAGGGGTAATAACTACGATCTTGTTAGACGTAGAATGCTATATGATTTAACTGTATTAGGAATAGGTTGTGTAAAAACAGGTTTTAATTGGAGTGAAGGAGCGACCGTGGAATACGTTGATCCGGCTAATTTAGTTTATTCCTACACAGAGTCTCCGTACTTTGAAGATGTTTATTACATAGGTGAAGTAAAGACAATACCTATTAACGAGCTAGCTAGAGAATTCGATAATTTAAATGAAGGTGATCTTAAAGAAATTCACGATAATTCCACTAGAAGATATGGAGTTACTAGAAAAATAAAAGAATCAGACAACAACAAAGTTCAGGTTTTATATTTTAACTATAAAACGTACATGAACGATGTTTATAAGGTAAAGGAAACTAAAACTGGCGGATACAAAGCTATAGAGAAAACAGATCAATTTAACCCACCTGAAGACAAACAAGAAGGCTATAGCAAGCTTCAAAGAGTTGTAGAGGTTGTTTTTGAAGGAGCGTTAGTGTTAGGCACGGATAAGTTATTAAAGTGGTGTAAGTGCGAAAACATGATGCGCAATAAATCTGACTTTAATAAAGTTAAAATGAACTACAGTATTGTAGCTCCAAGAATGTACGAAGGGCGTATAGAATCTTTAGTTGGTAGAATAACAGGTTTTGCCGACATGATTCAGTTAACCCACTTAAAGTTACAGCAAGTTATGTCGCGTATGGTACCTGATGGAGTGTATCTTGATGCGGATGGTCTTGCTGAAGTTGATTTAGGTAACGGTACAAACTACAATCCTCAAGAAGCGCTTAATATGTTCTTCCAAACTGGTAGCGTAATTGGTAGATCATTTACTCAAGACGGTGAGCAAAATCCTGGCAAAATACCTATCCAACAAATATCTAACGGAGCAGGCGCTGGTAATAAACTACAAGCTTTAATCGGTAATTACAACTATTATCTGCAAATGATCCGGGACGTAACGGGTCTTAACGAAGCAAGAGATGGTAGTATGCCTGATCCAAAGTCTTTAGTTGGTGTTCAAAAGCTAGCTGCTGCAAATTCAAACGTGGCAACTAGGCATATATTACTCGGGTCTATGTTCTTAACCGCCGAAGTTGCAGAAGCTTTATCACTTCGTATATCAGATATATTAGAGTACTCACCAACAGCAGATGCATTTGTTCAATCAATAGGTGCTCACAATGTAGCTACGTTAAAAGAAATGAAAGAGCTATATTTATATGACTTTGGTATATTTATAGAACTCGAACCTGATGAAGAAGAAAAACAACTACTTGAAAACAATATACAGACTGCTTTAGCTCAACAGTTAATAGATTTAGACGACGCTATAGACATACGTGAAATAAGAAACGTAAAACTAGCAAATCAACTATTAAAAATAAAGAGAAAGAAAAAGCAGGAACGTGATCAAAAAATCCAACAAGAAAATACGAAAGCTCAGGCAGACGCGAATGCACAGGCTCAACAAGCCATTGCTCAAGCTGAGATGCAAAAAAATCAGGCAAAAGCTCAAGCAGACACGCAACTAGAACAAGTTAAAGCTCAGTCAAAATTAGCGCATCTTCAAGAAGAGGTAAGACTCAAAAAAGAGCTTATGCAATTTGAGTTTGATCTAAACCAAAGCTTAAGAAACCAAGATCGTATAGAGAATAGAAGTTTAGAAGGTATGAAAGAGCAGGGCAAGGATAGGAGAGAAAAAATGAAAGCAGACACTAAAAGATTTGAATCTTCAGGTAATGATATACTTGGAGGCGGAATGGGTTTAGATAAATTTAACCCACAAATAGGTAATTAATTATATAATATTTTATCATGGAAAATAACCAAACAGACCTTGAGGATGCAATCCAAGAGGTCGAAAACGAAACACCACAAGAAGAGGTTGTAGCAGAAGAAGCTTTGCCTCAAGAACCAGAGGTTGATCTTGAAAAATTTGAAAGTAAAGACGACCCTGATATTATTAAAGTAGATTTAAGTAAACCACCAACTAATGAAGTTGAAGAAAGTAACACTAACGACCCAGGAGTGGCTAGAGTCGATGAAAGTCCCGAGCCCACACAAGAACAAGAAGAAGTACAACCGCAAGGAGAAGTACAAGGAGAAGTACCAGTACTAGAGGAGGTTAGTAACGCTGCCGAAGAGCTTGCGGAAGAGGCTGCTGAAGCTATAGAAGAAGCTCAAGCAACTGGTGAAGCACTTCCAGAAAACGTGCAAAAGTTAGTTGATTTCATGCAAGACACTGGTGGAGATCTTGAAGATTACGTGAGGCTTAATAGAAATATTGAGTCAATTGACGATCAAGATGCGTTACGCGAATACTACAAGAGTACTAAACCTCATTTATCTCAAGAAGAAGTAGATTTTTTGATGGAAGATCAATTTGCTTACGATGAATCAATAGATGATGAGCGTGATATAAAGAGAAGAAAATTAGCCAGAAAAGAGCAAGTTGCTGAGGCTAAAGCCTACTTAGACGGGCAAAAGTCTAAATACTACGAAGAAATTAAAGCTGGAAGCAAGCTCACACCTGAGCAACAGAAAGCAATTGATTTCTTTAACCGATACAATAAAGAGTCGGAGCAAAAGCAAAAGTTAACAGAACGTCAAGTTTCTGAGTTTCAAAAAAAGACTGACAAGGTTTTTAACGACAAGTTCAAAGGTTTTGAATACAACGTCGGAGAAAAGAAATACAGGTTCAATGTTAATAACGCGGATCAAGTTAAACAAAACCAAAGTGACATTAACAATTTCATCAAAAAGTTTTTGAATGAGCAAAACACGTTAGAGGACGCTAAGGGTTATCACAAAAGCTTGTATACTGCAAACCATGCTGACGCAATCGCTCAACACTTTTACGAACAAGGCAAGGCAGACGCTATAAAAGAAAGCGTAGCTAAGGCTAAAAACATTAACACAGACCCAAGATCATCTCACGGTGTTGTTGAGGCAGGTGGAATTAAAGTAAGAGTTTTAGGTGATGACAGCGACTCTTTTAAGTTCAAAATTAAAAGAAATAAAAAATAACATTTAAAACTATTTAAAAATGGCAATTACTCCTAGAACGTCGTTTCAGGCTGCTCCAGTGCAGCAGGTTACGTCGGCAAACTATCTAGACATCCAGAACAACGGATGGGCTCAGCAGTATCTTCCGGACCTAATGGAAAAAGAAGCAGAAGTATACGGACAACGTACTATCTCTGGTTTCCTTTCTCAAGTTGGTGCTGAAGAGGCTATGGCAGCTGATCAAGTTATCTGGACAGAGCAGGGACGTTTACACCTATCATACGAGTGTGATATGGTAGATGTTACTGCAAGTACAATTAATATCACTAAGGACATTGATGGTGTAACAAGAACTACAGACCACGGTATCCGTGTAGGTGACCAAGTATTAATCTCAGGTGGATCTGGTCCTACTGTTACGGCTCGTGTAAAAACAGCTGCTGCAAGTAACCAAACTATCACAGTAGAGCCTTACGGCTACGAGCACATGACTAACGCAAGTTACGTAAACGGTGACAACGCTTGTAAGATCTTAGTATTTGGATCTGAGTACGCTAAAGGAACTGCATACCTTGGTGGACGCGCTAACAAACCTGCATTCACAACATTTACTAACAAGCCGATTATTCTTAAGGACATGTACGAAGTATCAGGTTCTGATGTATCGCAAGTTGGTTGGGTTGAGATCTCAGGTGAAGACGGCGAAAGCGGTTACTTATGGTACCTAAAAGCTGAAAGTGAGACTCGTTCTCGTTTCGGTGACTACCTAGAGATGAGCATGATTGAATCTGAGCTTACACACGCTGATTCTACTATTGCTCTTCCAACTGACGGTGGTGCTGGTACAGCAGGTACTCAAGGTTTATTTGCGGCTATTAAAGCTCGTGGACACCAGTCTTCTGGTATCAGCGGAGTTAACGCTGCTACAGACCTAGCTGAGTTCGATGCTATCCTAGCTGAGTTCGACAAGAACGGCGCTATCGAGGAAAACATGATCTTTGTAGATCGCTCAACAGCTCTTGCTATTGACGATATGCTAGCATCAATGAATTCTTACGGTGCTGGTGGTACTTCTTACGGAGTGTTTGAGAATGACGAAGATATGGCACTTAACCTAGGTTTCTCTGGGTTCCGTCGTGGATCTTACGATTTCTACAAGTCTGACTGGAAGTACTTAAACGATCTAGCTACTCGTGGTGGAATTAACGCTGCGGCTTCTTCTTATGGAGACGATATCCGCGGAGTATTTATCCCAGCTGGTACTACTTCTGTATACGATCAATCATTAGGTAAGAACCTTAAGCGTCCTTTCCTACACGTTCGTTACAGAGCATCGAAAGTAGAAAGCAGAAAAATGAAGACTTGGATTACTGGTTCTGTTGGAGCAGTTACATCTGATCTTGACGCTATGACTGTAAACTTCTTATCAGAAAGATGTTTAGTAACTCAAGGCGCTAACAACTTTATGTTGTTAAACTAATAACTATATTTGACGAAACTACCTCACCTTCGGGTGGGGTAGTTTTATATTAACTTTTATTATATTATATTATGGCAAAAAAGAAAACAGCAGAGGTTGTAGAAGAACCTCTATTAGAAGATACAATCGTAGCGGAACCGCAACCAGTGGTTACTAAACCAAAACCAGTTGCTAAAAAAGAAAGCGCTAACGAATGGGAAATTAAAGATAGGACATATATACTTCGACACGGTTTATCACCTCTTAGTAAATCTATTAAGAGTGCTAACGTGTACTATTTCGACGAAGAAAAAGGATACGAAAGAGAGTTAAAGTACTGTTCTAATCAAAGAACCTGCTTTGTTGACGAGATGCAAGGTGATCAACGTTTAGATCACATTGTTTTTAGAAATGGGGTTTTAATGGTACCAAGAAATAAAGTTACTTTACAGAAACTATTGTCTTTATACCACCCAAGTAGAAACAAAGTTTACATGGAACTTAAACCTCAAGTTATCGCTGAATACGAAATCAGTAATCTTGAATTAGAAATTAACGCTTTAAACGCGGCTCAAAACTTAGATATTGAGATGGCTGAGGCGGTGTTAAGAGTAGAGGTTGGTTCTAAGGTATCAGAGATGAGTTCTAAGGAGCTTAAGCGAGATATACTACTATACGCTAAGAGAAATCCTAAATTGTTCCTAGAACTTGTTAAAGATGAAAACGTAATGCTTAGGAACTTTGGTATTAAAGCTGCAGAGCTTGGTATTATAAGGTTATCACAAGATCAGAGAACGTTTAAGTGGGCTTCTAATGATAGAAAGCTAATGACTGTTCCTTTTGATGAGCATCCTTACTCAGCGCTTGCCGCGTGGTTTAAGACTGACGAAGGCATGGAGGTTTACTCCAATATTGAAAAAAGATTAAAATAATAATCACTTAGTTGGGTGGCCACCCTTCGGGGTGGTCACTAAACTATAAAAACGAATTATGGCAATAAGTGTAGATACAGTTTATCAAAGAGTTTTAGCTCTAGCCAACAAGGAACAAAGAGGCTACATTACTCCTCAAGAGTTTAACTTATTGGCCAACGCGGCTCAAATGGCAATATTTGAGTCGTATTTTTATACAAAAAACCAGAGAGAAAGATCAGAGCCAGATAGAACTAACGAAGTTACTGAGACTGATGTATCAGAATTAATGGATGCTAAATTAGCTCCATTTCAGTCTTTTGAAGCTGTTACCAGTGGACATACGTTTCCAGCTACCGTTACTGTAGATGGAACTGCTTATGATGTTTTCCAGACGGGTATTGTATTTCTAGGAGATGAGCCGTGTCAAAAAGTTTCAATGTTTGACGCGCAGAGGTTGCTTAAGTCTACTAGGCATATGGCAACAACTGATGGGCAATCTCCTATATATACTAACAATAGGGTTAGTGGAAGAGACATAGTAGTTTACGCTGGTGATACGCAAGAAGAAACATCAAATGTGACGGTTGAGTGTTTTAGAGTCCCAGTAACCGCTAATTGGGCTTACGTGGTAGTTAACGATAAGGCTTTGTATAACTCAACACTAGCAGTAGATTTTGAACTACATAAATCCGAAACAGATACGCTAGTTGCTAGAATACTTCATTTAGCCGGTATTGTGTTAAATAAAGTAGGGTTATCACAAACGGCGGCTACAATATTTACGTCAGAGGGTCAAACGCAAAATACATAATTAAATGGGTGTAACAATAGATAGATATCATCAATACTATGCCGATGGCGGTGATCATGGTTCTTATAGACAAATAAGTTTACAAGAAATTATTGACTCATTTAATGCGACGTATGTTGGCGAAGATAAAATATGCGAAAAAGTAACGCTAAATGATGTTACGTTTCATGCGATTCGAGGTTTACAAGAGCTTAGTTATGACACTCTTAGATCTGCTAAAGATTGGGAGATCGTAGTACCGTCTACGTTGGTTATGGTTATGCCAGTTGATTACGTTAATTACATAAAGGTTTCTTGGAGCGACGGTAACGGTATTGAAAGATTACTTTATCCAGAAACAAAAAGCAGTAACCCTAGAGATATAAATACTGCTATGACGGATTTTGGCGCGTTTGCAGCTCTTGGCGACGATACTGATTTAGCTGATGATGAAGAATCAGCAATGTGGGATTCTTACAAATCACAATCAGTAAGTGACATAGGTTCTGTAGACGCTGACGACATGGACGACGAGTACGGAAGATTAGTTGGTGGTAGATATGGTTTAAACGCACAGTTTGCCCAGGCTAATGGATCGTTTTATATTGACGAAGACGCCGGTAGATTTCATTTTAGTTCAAATCTAGCTGGTAAAACATTAGTGCTAAAATATCTTAGTGATGGTATTATTTCAACAAGCGCTGTTAACTCAACTATACAGTTAAACAACAGTTATGTACCAAAGCTTGCTGAAGAAGCAATATACACACACATACTATACGGGGTTTTATTTGCCCGTAAAGACACACCTCCTGGTTTACTATCGGAAATAAAAAGAAGAAAATTTGCTGAAACTAGAAAAGCAAAACTTAGACTCTCAAATATAAAGATTGAAGAATTAACTCAAGTGTTTAGAGGAAGCTCTAAAATAATTAAACATTAATATATGGCAACTTTTTCGAGAAACTTCTCTAAAGCCAAGATGAACAAAGATCACGATGAGAGAATTGTTCCTCCTGGAGAATATAGAGACGCGACAAATATAGAAATAGCTACATCAGAAGGTAGCAACGTTGGTGCTGCTCAAATATTGATGGGTAATACACTGCGCAATAACATAGACGCTCAGGTTTTTACAGGACAGCCAGCGGAAGTTGATGCGTCGGATAACGCAACATGTGTTGCGTCAGTTGAATCTTTAGATAGAGATAAAATATATTACTTTGTGCATGACGGCGCTACTACAACTGGTAGTTATGTTAAAAAAGACTACATTATCGAGTATAATCCCGTACTTGAAGTAAATAAATATGTATTTGTAGATATTTATGAGGTAAACACAACTAACGCGTTTGGTAATGAAACACCTATAGATGGCACAAACTACCTGTACATACCAATTGACGACCCTGTTACAACTCCGCTGCCACAAGCTCCACACATTAACAATAGCGGAGTAAGAATAGGTATGACCATGACAGGTGGAGGTCATACAACCTCAGATAATATGGAGGTTAGTGATATTCAAATTACATCTGTAACAGTTGGTAACGCGCAAACGTATTATTGGAAAATCTACTTTACTAAAAACCTAACGTGGACAAGTTTAACTGCTGGGGTTGCGCTACAGTTTAAAGCGCCTAGGGTGTTAGAGTTTGATCCCAATGTTTATATATCTGGCATAAATATATTAGACGATTTTATATTTTGGACTGACAATGTTAACGAGCCAAAAAAGATAAACATACCTAGATCGATAGCTGGTACAGGAGGAATTTATTACTTAAATAACGGTGGCGTAAATGGCTACGCTAACGGAAGTCCTGATTCTGCTACCTTTAATGGTGAATATGAGTTTTTTCATACTAGATTAACAAAAGGCGAAGCAAGTGCTTTACGAATAACTACAAAAGATAGCGAACGTAAGGCTGTATACGTAGAAAAGAAACATGTTACAGTAATTAAAAAATCTCCTACACAACCGTTAGAGCTTAACATGTATACCAGCTCTACACCAAGATTTGCTGAAGGCGCAACTACGCCAAACTCAACAACAGGATTTATACCTAATTTAAATTTATTTGAGTTCGTGACTTTTGGTTTGCCTTTCCAAGTAGGTGACCAGTTAGTGCCAACTTTTTCAGACGTCAATACTACGGGTATTACACTAGAGGCTTCATCAGCTAGCACGACGTTGTTTTTAGCTGGTGCAAATCCAAACATTGTAGCTGGGGTTACTGTTAGTGGTACAGGTATATCTGGTTCTCCATATGTCACCGCTGTAAGTGGTAATCAAATTACACTATCTTCAGCGCAAACAATAGATGTAGGCGTTACGTTAACGTTCGCTGGATCTCCTCACCAAGCGGGCACAGGGATAGAGTTTACTGAGCCTAAAGATTTTAGAGTAGGTGATATATTAAGATTAATACCCGCAGAGTCAGACGGTAATAATATAACATCAGATAGTTATGCTCTTAGGGTAAAAATACTTGCTGACGAAGACGGAGTTGGGCCGTCTAATAATCCAAACGAACTTCAATCTTTATATAAAGGCGTTATTTTAAGTATAAGAGGTAATGTTACACCCGCTCAAAAAAGCTTTAAAGCTGTGCTAGAAGACACTGACAGTTTGTTTGAGTTTAAGTTTCCTAGATTTTCTTACAGATATAAGTATCAAGACGGTGAGTATTCTACTTTTGCTCCGTTTTCAAGAGTGGCTTTTTTGGCTGATACATATAACTTTTCTCCTTCTCAAGGATACAACCTTGGTATGTCTAATCAACTAAGATCTTTGGTGTTAAAAGGATATCACGCTGGAGAAGATAGAATGATGGAGGACGTAGCAGAAATTGATATACTTTACAAAGAGACAAACAATCCCACTGTATATACCGTTACCACCATAACGCCTAAAGACACTACGCCAGGACTTTGGCCAGTGCCAGGCCAATTAGACGGTGAGCACGAGCAAAGAGGTTCTATAGAAATAACAACAGATTTAATACATGCTGTAGTGCCTTCAAATCAGCTTTTAAGAGCTTGGGATAATGTTCCTAGAAAAGCTTTGGCACAGGAAATTAGTGCTAATAGATTAATATACGGTAATTACTTACAAAATTTTAATGTACCTTCTCTGCCAGAAGTTATAGCTGGTTACGACGCTTTATCTATTAACACTGAAAGCGATATAATATCACCATCAGTTAAGTCTATGCGAACGTACACTCTTGGTGTAGTCTACAGTGATGAGTATGGCAGAGAAACTCCTGTACTATTTAACGGAGATAGCACCAATGGTGTCATGATACCTAAAGACGCATCAGGTAAGAAAAACTTGTTAACTTGCAAATTACATCCTAACACCAGTATACCTAGTTTTGCCACTCACTTTTCTTATTATATTAAGGAAACTTCTACGGAATACTACAACCTTATTATGGATAGGTGGTATAACGCGGAAGATGGTAATATATGGATATCATTTCCTTCTTCTGAAAGGAACAAGATTAAAGAAGAAGATTTTCTTATATTAAAAAAGAGCAACGGAAGTCAGGAGCCTGTAGGAGGCGCTTCTAAGTACAAAATTATATCTATAGAAAATGAAGTTCCAGACTTTGTAAAGACAGAACACTTACCTATAGGTACAATTTACGACGAAGGGCAAACTGCTATAGCGGCCAATGGAGATGGTTATCCTTTAGAAGATACTACGTATTTTATAATACAAAAGTCAGCTGTACACGATGCTATGGGTGATGATTTTAACGAGAATACACCTGGCTTGTCTGTGTCTTTTTCCGGTGGAGATACTAGTACAAAAAAATATATTATAACCAAAGTGTCTGATATGGGTAATCAAAAATATAGATTCCATATCGCAGGTAAATTTGAAAGTGATATTGGCTTTGCAACTAACTACACAGACCTGCTTTCAAACGCTATAGATTATTTAGTGATAAGATTTTTCAAAATAGAAAAGACACAAAAACCAGAATATCAAGGAAGGTTTTTTGTAAAAATAAATAGAGACGGTGACTTAGAAAGACACGTTATTGGCGCTGGTGATATGGCCGACCCTGTTGTTGTTAACGCTTGGAAATTTACTTATATTAATAACAACTGGTGTATTAACAATGGTCCTCAAGGCTCTTTAATGCCTGATGATCCAAGATCAATATACAATCCCGATATACAAAACGAAGACATATCAAGCGAACTAAGAAGCGTTCATCCAACGGAGCATCAATATCACTTTAACCAAGGAGGTACAAATGTTACTAGGTATTATTTTGGTGGGCTAACTGGCGCTAGTGCTGAAACAGTAGTTACTCAAGACGCTGGAAGCCAAAGTTTTCTTGGGTTTGAGCACGAGTGGAAGGAGGAGGCGGATGAAAACCCAATTAGGATGTTGAACGATTCGTGGAGTAGTTCAAGGGCTGGTGGTTTTTGGATTACTAAAGCGGGTTGGAATACAGGAGAATGGGGAGCTGGACACCCATTTTTTATAGACGCGGCGTCAGCATACACCTTCACGTCATTTAACGGTTTTGACGGTTATAGCCCAGCTGTATATAGTAGTAATGGATATCAAACTCTTGAAGATGAAATTATAGTAGGTACTAAAACAGGTTCTTTTGGTATGGACAACTACTTTGAGACGCCTGGTGTAAATCCTGTAACAAACCAAACTGTCGTAGGTCTGGATGGCACTAGCACTGGCGCAACTGGACAACAAGACTTATTTGGACTTGACGGGTTTATTTACGAAGGAAGAGCGAATTACAAATGGGCAGATGGTACAGATGATCACCCTTGGTGGAAGTTTTATGATGAAGAATATTGGGGACCAGACGACGAATCTTTTGGCAGTTTGTCTGGTGAGGCGTATTACAACTCTATATACCAATCAATAGATCCTTTTCCTAATCCTAATACAAACACTATAGGAAACGCTATAGGTTTTGAAACACATTGCGCGCCATTTGGTAACTCAGACGCGGTTGCTGCGAATATGAAACAGCTCAGAGGTTTACCAGGTAGAGGTATAAGAGACTGTATGTTTACAGATCCAAGCACTTATCAAACAACACAAGCTAGTTACATGGATTTTTCATGTATGCTTGCTTCTCCTAGCGACAGCCTTAACAATATAGCCGGAATGATTCAAGACAACACGTCAACTTCAGGCTCAGGAGTTACTTGGGGTCTTAGGTGGGAATTTGCTCAAAAAATGGTTACACCTGGAACAAGGTTTAGGTTTAGAAATGATCCAGATGAAATAGTATACACCGTTCAGGATTATACACATACTCCAGAAGGTTATAGCAACGATTTCTTTTGGAAACCAGGATCAAGTAGATTTACAGGAGCATTTGGAATCAGGAACTGGAGACCTCCAGCACACTCAAATGTTTATAATTGGATGGGTAACAACATTGGCGTTGGAGGAGGTAGTCCAAACTTTGATTTATTAGGCTCTCCTTACGCACAGTTTCGAAGCTGGAACATGCGTCAGCGCTGGTCTATAGTAATAACACCTAGAATAGGTAGCGGGCCCGCTGGTTATAATCCAGTTCAAGGTACTAAACCGCCAGATCAAGGCGGACCAGAATACGCTGACTTAGACTACAGAAGAGCTTTACACCATGATGGAACAGGCTTTGATTACGTTGAAATACTAAGTACATACAACGAAGACGGAACTAACTTTACTCCTAACGCAGCTGTGTTTGAGGTCTTACCTAGAGAAGCTGCGGAGCTTGATATATACTACCAAGCAAGTCCAATAGTGCCGCTAAAACTTACTAAGAAAACAAATGAAGAATTACTTCCGCTAGGAACCACGTTTGAGTACGTGGCGTATAGTGGTGGTGGCACCGCCGAAATTGGTGGCACTGGTGGTGGTGCGTTTATAGACAGTATAGCTACGCATTCAACCCACACTATAACAAGCTGGGATGATGAAAGAACTATAAGATTTACACCTGCTTTGCCTACGTCCACTTTAAGTACAAATAATACTTTTTCTCCCGCTCCTGGCGTAATTACTTTTACAAGACCTGATGGTTATAAAATAGACAGTAGGCTAGCGGTGTCTATTCCGGCGCAAGCGGTGGGTACGGTCACCATGGCACTGGCCGGCTCTGATGATAGCGAACCTAATAACGCTAAAATATACTCTCAAAAACACCGCTTAAATTGGAGTAACTGTTGGACCTTTGGTAATGGCGTAGAGTCAGATAGAATTAATGATGATTTTAACGCAGCTCAAATGGATAATGGCGTTAAAGCTTCATCAACTATAGCTACTCAAGTTAAAGCTGAAAGAAGAAAGCACGGTGTTATTTGGTCTGGTATTTACAACTCTATATCCGGGATTAATGATACTAATCAGTTTGTTATCGCGGAAAATATAACTAAAGATCTTAATCCAATATACGGTAGTATACAAAAGCTTTACAATAGGAATACTCAATTAATCATGTTCTGTGAAGATAAAATATTACAGGCCGTTACTAATAGAGATTTACTGTACAAAGCGGATGGATCTGCAGACGTAGTGGCTAGTAACACTGTTGTTGGAGAAGCTACGCCGTATCAAGGTGATTACGGTATCTCTAAAAACCCAGAGTCTTTTGCTGCAACACCTAATACTTTATATTTTTCAGACGCTATGAGAGGCAAAATATTAGCTCTACACTCTAACGGCGTGCATGATATATCTAGGAAAGGTATGAAGGATTACTTCGCTGATTTATGCGCGGAGCACGTATGGAGAATTATGGGTAGTTATGACGAAAGGAAGAACGAGTATAACGTTTCTGTTCAAAAGAAATACCACCCAACACAAACATCGTTTACCAACGCTGCTACTGTTTCTTTTAGTGAAGCCGCAGATGGTTGGGTAAGCTTTAAGTCATTTGCGCCTGAAGACGGTGTTAGTATTAACAACAAATACTACACGTTTAATAATGGTGATATATGGCAGCATCACTCAAACGATGTTCACAACAACTTCTACGGTACTCAATACACATCTGATTTAACTTTACTAGTTAATGATAGCCCAGAGTCTGTTAAAAGCTTTGGTCTAATAAACTATGAAGGTTCTCAAGGCAAGATATCAGCGTTTACAGATGCTGATGGTGTTAGCATGCTAAATGGCGTGTACTCTACCAATGACGGTATAACGTCTACTGATAATGTCTACGACGGAGAATACTTTAATTTAACCGCGTCTAACGGTTGGTATATTGATAATATTACTACAGATCAACAGACTACGGGTAATATAGAGTTTAAAGAAAAAGAAGGTAAGTGGTTTGCGTATCCTAGTGGTGAGCAAACTTTATTAACAAATCTAGACGAAAAAGAGTTTACGGTACAAGGATTAGGTACTGCTAGCATGGCGCACAGTAATCCTAGTCTTGGAGAACAAATAACAATAACAATAGCCAATAACACTAGTACCTCTTACTCTGGAAACGGAGGCTGGGGCAACACGGGTGCTTGGGACGAAACAGCAGACGAATAATATGGCAAAGTGGCAAGCAACATCAGCTGAATTTACAGCGACAGGAGGATCTGCAACTTCTCAGCAGACCGCCGTTATGTATATATATAATCTTGTGTCACCAAACGGAAACCCACTTGACGGCGGTGTGTACTCTGGGTACAATATACAAGCAAAAAACTTTAAAGTTGGTCTGGGTAAAGAACTAGTTGATAATGAATGGACACCGACTGCAGGGGTGTTTTTTAATGCTGACTCTCAAATTAGTAAGGTCAAATTTATTGATATGGGTACGCCTGGCGATCCTTTAAACTTCGTAAAAGTAGAGGTTACTGTAGATGCTTTTACGCCATCTGTCGCCACGACGTTATACGTTGATATAGATGAAAACTCTGCAGAGCACCCTATAGTACCAGCTGACGGAGGAGATTTAAACTTATATTTTGAGTTTAGATACAGAGACCCTGATCATTCTAGCAATAATCACACAGTAACTCAAAGCAATCTTTTGTCTGGATTTACATCTACTACTTCGGTTGGTAGTGCCTCGCACTTAGAAGTAAACGATATCTCTGGGGTCATACAAGGCATAGGTGTACACGATATAGCTAAGTATACTTTTACCGCCGAAACTGGGTATCATTATCCTGATAGCGTTTTAACAGCGCCACCCACCCAATTCTTAAGCTCCCCGAATGCTGGTGTTTTGTCGCAGAATCTTAATGCCATTGTAACAAATGTTGTTTATACTAATAGTTTAATAACAAGTTTTACTCTTGACATACAATTTGTGCACCCAATGACACCCGGACTTAGCTTATCAGAAATCACCGACGAAAGTTTAGCTGGTCTTCTAGAAGTGGAGATGCTGACTATTGAATTGATGAATATACGCATAATTCAATATGTAAATACTATTCAAGATCCCATAGAAGATCCTGAAACGATTAATCATGTTGCTGCTGTTGTACATTCTACAACCGCTACGGCAAGTGGTGGTAGTGCTTTTTGCCACGTATTTGGTTATCCAGGTTCTCCGTATCAAATATCTTTTCAGAAAAAGACTAGTGTAACATCAGACGTCACTGCTGCCACAGGCGGTTACTATAACTTTGCTACAAATCAGTTTCAAGATAACGAGTATTGGTTAAACTCTTTCGTACCAACTACGGGAGGAGCCCAATCTCATAATATGATTTTACCACCTGCTACAAGTCAAACTAGATTTGATTTTATGTTTTTACCTACTGTAGATGGCGTAACCTCAAGTTTTGATGGTAGCATACCTGTGGATCCAGGACAAGCATCATTAATACAACAAGGCGTACAGACATTAACAATAACGCCTATAACTAATAACGCGGGTAACTTTGGCGCTCTACCGTCAAACGTGACTGTTACTAAATCAGCGCTATATCAAAACTCGGGATACGTGCAGAATTACAAGCAAGACATATCACTTCGAGGAGGCACTGGCGGATCTTCAAGTACGCGTTTAGTATTATCAAAAACATACGGAAGTTCATACGCAAATATATTACCCGGCATGATAATTAGTTGTACTGGTATAGCGCACAATACTACTGTGTCAAAGATTGTTGATAATGTAGTTACTATGAGCGGGGCTAATACTATAGCTGATAATTCATATATTAATTTTTACGACTCTAGAGCGTTAACACCTTTTTCTTTCACAATAACTCCTAACGGTAACACGCTAAACGTAAATACTGCCAACGAACCTATAAGTCAAGTAGGTGGCGCAAAAGAATTTAAAACAACGGTGTCAAGTTCTGCTGCTAAAACAAACACACACACGTTAACTTCTACTCAAGGCATTGTTCCTGGTATGGTAGCTATAGGAGATGGTATTGGACGCCATGGTGGTAACGGTACTGTAGCGAGTATTACAAACGCTACTACAATTGTGTTTGACGATGTCCAATCTTTAGTGTCAGGAGATAAGATAAGATTTGTAAACGGAAACGTAAGGGGACAAACAGAGCTTAAAAGCGCTAAGGCTGAAAAGGTAGGTAGTAACATAGTAATATCTGGATACGTAAGATCAAGCTCGGTAAATGAAACAGCGCAACTTAGAATATATATTGACCCACTAATAACAGTAAGCTAATGCCATCATTAACATTAACATTTTCAGCGCCGCTCAACGCTTCGTGCCAAGTCGGAGATACCGCGTACTATGTAGATACTAGTTCTAGCGGAGGGTTTACCACTAATGGTGATAATAACATAGTTGAAATCGGTCAAATAAGACAAATATCAAACGCTCAAAGTAATACGCCTAGTATTATATGTGAAACAGTTTTACCTGGAGCTTTAAACGGTCAAACAAAGTTTATATTATTTAGCAAAGACAATAAAGCAAACCTAAGTTCTATACTTGGTTATTATGCTAGCGTTAAGTTATCTAACAATGCGACAGTAGCTTCAGAGTTGTTTTCTGTTACCATGGATGCTTTTGAAAGTAGTAAATAACTACTAAAAAGTGTAACTATATATCAGTATACTATAATTAAATTTAATGACTGATAACAAGTTACAAAAAAAGACTAAATCAGAGATAGCGCAGGACTTTAGATCAAAAGTTGTTTTACTAGAAAATTCTTTAAAAGAGTTAGCAGACGGCGTTGATATAGTTGTTGGCACAGAAGATAAGCCTATTGTAAGTAATAGCGAGTTAGTACCTATTAAACACCATTTTATGGACGGCGTTTACGTAAGGGAAATGCATATGAAAAAAGGCAGCGCAGTTGTTGGTGCTATACATAAACACCTTCACATGTGTTTTTTATTGACTGGTAGAATAACTGTGGTTAATGAACACGACACAATAGATCATATTGCACCTTGTTTTATAGTGTCAACACCAGGTGTTAAAAGAGTTTTATATGCCCACGAAGATTCTATATGGATTAATACGCATAAAAACCCGAGTGGCACGGAAGATTTAGATCAACTAGAAAAAGAAATTGTAGCTATAAGTTATGAAGAATACGAAGAATACATTAAAAATAAATAGATCATGAGTTTTGTAATGGCAGCCGTTACTGTTGGTATGGGTGTATATACAGTAGTGCAAGGCAAAAAAGCTGCGGATGCAGCTAAAGCAGAGGCCGACAAAGCTCGTGCCGAAATGGAGAAGCAAAAAGATGCTTTTCGTAAATTAGACACCTCTAACCCGTATTTAAATATGGAAAACACCATGGAGGATCTTACAGTAAATCAACAACAAGCTGATTTTGAAAAACAACAAATTATGCAGCAACAGGCTAATGTGTTAGCTCAAAATAGAGCTGCAGCTGGTTCTTCTGGTATAGCTGCACTAGCTCAAACCTTAGCTAACCAAGGCGCCTTAGCTGCTCAAAAATCATCAGCAACTATTGGCCAACAAGAGGCGGCTAATCAAAAAGCAGCGGCAACAGAGGCAGGGAAATTACAGGGTCTTGAGCGTGAAGGTGAACTTAAGTCTAGGCAAATGGAAGCTGATAAAATTAGCGGGCTTATGGGTATAGCTGCTGGTGAAACCCAGCAAGCTCAGGCTATGCAAGCAGCCGCTATGCAACAACAACAAGCTGGCATGCAGCAAATTGGCCAAGGCGCTGGACAAATAGGTGGCGCTTTAGCCGCGGGTTCAGGCCCAGACTTTGCTAATATGAGCTCAGAGCAATTTGAACAATGGCTACAAACACAAGGATAACATGGCAGAATCAACAACAACACCAGACTATAGTTTAGACGCAGCTACGTTAAGAGCTGTTAGTGGCGCAAGCGTTGGCGGAGACGCTATGGACGCGTATATTAAGTCAACACAAGTAGGTAATGTAGGCTCCGCGGTAACCGCTGGTGCAGAAGCTTTTTATCAAGCAAGAGCAGATAAAGAGGCTAGGAACGAGGCTGCCGCTCAGGTAAAAATTTCTGCTGCAGCAAAGTGGGATGAAGCCTTTGACGCTATGGGTGAGAGAGGTGCGTGGGCGTCTCCTGAGCTACATGATCAGTTTATGCAGATGGAAGAGAAATATAAAAAAGATTATTTAGAAGCTGTAAGAACTGGCGATAAGAAAGAGCAATCTAGAATATTAAAAGAGCAGGGCGCTAGATCTAACTCTCTTCAGAGTTGGAAAAGCACCATGGAAACCGCGGCTGAAATAAACAAAGAGTATGGTTGGGGAGAAATATTAAACGGAGATGATGAAGAAGCTATAGCCAACAGAGGTATATTAGAGGCTATAGCTAAAAATGATGGTACTGCTATCGCTGTTGTTGACGCTGACACTGGTGAAATAGGGTTTACGGTTGGTGAAGTTATTACAGATCCAGAAACAGGCGAGCGTATACCCCAAGGTAGAGTTTGGACTAGAAGGGAGATAGATGAAATGGTTGCTACTGGTACAGCGCCTGTGGTTAGGCAAGAAAGCTTCATGACCACGAGTATCGAACAACAAAACCTTGGTATTCAAGGCAAGCCGTTTCAAAAGCAAGCGCAGCATTACAGTAACTTAAAAGGTATAAAGAAAGAATTAAGAACTAATCCAAAGGCAACTACGTCTATACTTAGAGACGTATGGGCTGGGGAGACATCTTTAGAAGCTGATTTGCGAGAAGCTATAGCTACGCCTGGGGCTGGCATACAATTTAGCGTTACACTACCTGAAGGCTCTACTCTTGATCAAAATAACGACGGAGTTTTAACTGAAGCTGATCTAAGCGCTGATAGCGTAGACGTAATCATTAGTGCTTTAGAAGCAGATCCAGATTTGCTTTCTGAAGTTGCTGCTGACTGGATGACCATGAAGCAAGAAATCTCTCACTCTGGTGGTTTAGAAGAATATAATAAAAACAAGTCGCTTACAATGTTTTCGAACATGACAAAGGAGCAAAAAAACGCATTGACATCTGATCAACTTCTTAAATTATTAATGGGACAAAGATGAGTTTAGAACAGGAGATAAAGGCTATCATACTAGAAATGTCTCAGCAACCTGGCGTTACTGAGGAACAGATTATAGAAGCTGTTGAACTTTATAGGCTAAAAAAAGCTGAGGAAAGCCAGGGGTCTACTTCAGGTTCATCTGTATTAAGCCCAGTTGGTCAACTAACGAATGAGTTAAATACTTATGCAGCGGCTGACAATATAGTAGGTGGGGTTGAGTTAGGTGTTCTCGGTTATGAAGACAATCAAGAGGACACAACAACAGGGCTTTTTGGAACTCCGATAAGAAATACTTTTGATATTTCGCGAAACATACAGATGCCAGATCTTTCTTTGGAAACAGACGCCTTATCTACCACTGGAGTTATTGATTTTGATCAATCGCTACTTAACTTAAGCTTAGATGTACCAGAGACAACAACTTCACGAGACGTTGAATATACAGAAGAAAACGATCCGATTGGCTTAGCTGCCAGCTTTGGTATAGACACGGGCACCCCTGAGTATCAGAGAGCGATGGAACTTGCAGATCTTTTACGTAAAGCGGAAGAAGAGCGCTTAAACGGCCCTACGCCTCGCCAGATTTCTGAAGAAGAGCAAAGGTTGATGGACTTAATAATGTACGGAGAAGAGCCGGTAGAAGAAGAGTTGTCAGAAGAAGAGAAAGAAAAACAGGATCGTCTAGCTGAAATGAGACAGGGTTGGGAGCAGGGTTATAGTTCAGAAGAAAATCTTACTAGAGCTAAGAACGCTGAGGAACCTGAAATGCAGGGTATTAACAACTGGTTTGATGAAAACCGCGAGCGATTGACTAACATTGAACTTGATAAACCTGTGGTGCCACCTAACGCGACAGCTGAAGATCTTAAAAAGATTCAAGAGGACATGCAAGAGCAGTGGTCTAGCAAGGTAGAGGAGTTGTATAATCAAGAGGTCGTAGAGCCTTATAACGAATCTATCAAGATATATCGAGACGCTGTAGCTAAAAAAGAAAAGAAAAAAGCTAGAGATGTTGTAACTACGGTTATTAACAACAATATTGGGGGATGGTGGTCTGAAGAAAATATCGCAAAAAACCTTAAAAGCGTTCTTCCTGTTGAATACAAAATAGAGGAAGGTATTGGAGAAGACTCTACCGGTAGTGGTACGCGCCTTAGTGTTAACAACATAACTATAACTAATTCTCACGGCGTAGCAAGGAATTTTAATCTTAGAAGTAGTACAGAATTTGCCAAAGAGTTATTTGCGTTTTTAGAGGAAGATCCTACTTTAACTGATGAAAAAGGAGAGGAGTGGGTACAGCAAAAAGAGTCGTTTGAAAGAATTTGGTTAGACAATTATTTTGGAGATGGCGGAAGCGGTGCACATGCTTTTATGAAAGACCCAAAGCGTATTGCAGATATACAAGCTGGGATTGTTACAATAGACGATGCTATTAAAGAAATAAAGGGTCGCTTGGGCACTGAAGACGCTTGGACTTTGTTTGGTGAAAAAGTTAGAAAGGCTTTTCCTGCTTTATCTGATTCAGATATAGATCACATTATTAAAGAAAGATATCACGCTGAAATTGAGGCTTACCAACACAAAGCCTTTGACAATCTTAATGCTGGCTTTGATGAAAGATTACTACAAGGAGACATAACGCTTACCGAGCTCCATCCTGGTATGGCTGTTGGTGAGTATGATCCAACTTTAGACAGAGGAGAAACTAATAAACCGGGTGGAACAGTACATTTGTATCGAGCTAAAGAAGGGCGAACTGTAAGTATAAAAAACGCAGAGCAATTCTTTAAAACATACACAGTTTCTCAGATTAATACTATTGAAGATCCTTTAATGAGAGAGTTAGCTAGTATTAACGTGCAATTAGATAATCAAGAAAACCTGCGTTATTCTGAGGTTCAATTTTTTCTAAACAGAAGAAATCAACTCCTACAGCAAATTAAAGAGGAAAGTGGAGAATATGAGATGCTGTTTGATTTAACTACAGGACAATTAATTAGACCAGTTGGTAAAGACAACCCATTTGTTACTGAAAATACTGAAGACGTTACTGGGGAAATACAACAGCAAGAAAAAGAATTAAGAGCAGAATTTGCAAATAATCCAAACTTAACGCCAAGAGATTTGGCTAGAGAGGCTTATGAAAAAAACGCTAAGGCTTTAGCTGTTTTAAACGCAAAGTTAAACGAAGTTGTAACATATGCGGTTGATTACCCAAAACGAGAGGGTTTTATTGGTTACCCTGGATTTGAAGGTACTAAAGAAATGACTTTGCGCGAAGCGTTAATTAAGTCTGAGCGCTCTGATAGTGAGGGACGGTTTTTTACGGGAAACCCAACAGAGTGGCATCACACTTTTCCTGAAGACGATGTTGCAGAGAGAAATATATTGAGGCAGCAAATGCGAGACCTTAAAATAAAGCAAGAGGCATTAAAAAGAATATATCTTTTAAACGAAGATGTTATATCTATAGAAAAGAACAACGTCCAAAACTACCTTAAGTTAGCTGTTAAAAGCTTGCCTTTTATAAATACTCTAGCTATTTCTGACTTCCAAAAAGCTGCTCAGGATGATATTATCTATACAGAAAGAGAAGTTATAGATGAGTATATTCCTACTTTAACTAACGCTGGCATTGAAGTTACAGGAGGTCAAAAAGCTTATATTGATCGAAGTTTTGGCGAAACATTTGGTGAAGGGCTTGCTTCTAGCGCAGGTATACTTGTTGAGTTTGCTATAGCAAACAAACTTACAGCTGCGTTAAGAGGTGCTGCGTTTTTTGCCCGTGGTACTAAAAGCCTAGACACGATACTTAAAGCGCATAAAGCTAAGAGATATTGGAACGGAAAACAAGCTTTAACAACAGCTCAAGCAACCGCAGCGGCAGCAAATAACGGTTTACCTTTGTCAACGTATTTAGCTATAAATGGTTTTAACGCAACTAAAGGTCCTAGCTTAGCTTCTAGAGTTGGAGTTTTTCTAACTGAAGCTTCTATTGAAGGAGCGAAGTTTGCTTCTTTACCCTCTTCTGAGGGTAGAAGAGGAGAGGCTTTTGCTACTGGTTTTGGGTTTGGTGGTGCAACGCAGATCTTATCACCAATGCTAGGTACTATAAGCGCAAACACGTTTAGCCCAGCCTTTCAAAACACTAGATTTGGGGCTATGATGGCTAACAACGCTCCAAGGTTAGAAAAAATATATAACTTAGGGTTTAAAGGACCTTTAAGCTTTACGGTTGGTAGTGAGGTTGGAGAGCTTGGACTTGCTTTAACTGACGACTTAATGGGTTACGAAGAGTTTAGCGGCATGATAGAAGAGCATTATGGCGATGGAACACGTAACTTACAACGCTGGGCAAACAACTGGGCTATGGGTACTGCTTTTGGTTTTACGCATAAAGCTGCTTACAAAAAAGCCGGTACAATAGAAAGTTTAAGAGAAGCTAAAAAAGAAGCAGAAGACGCTATCTTTGAAAAACGAAACAACTACGTTATTAGAAATAAAAAAACAGGTGAAGTTTTTGAAGCATCTAGTAAGAAAAACTACCAGACAAAAGATTTCGAGATAATTGAAAGACCTGGTATGAGGAAGTGGCGTACGAAGAAAAAGAATGGAGAACCTATGACTCAAGAGTATCTCTTGGACATGTATCAGTTAAGTCAAAACCTAGGGCTACAATTAAGAAGAAGTGAAGATGGTTTAGATTTAATGGATAGAACTATCGGTGCTTCAAAATTAAAGACTAGAACTTTAGATCAAGTTAAGCACTATAAAGATAAAGGCGCTAACGTTGAAGTTGAGTATGGTAGTCCTGACACGTATCTAATACGAGATAAAAGAACCGGCAAAATAAGAGAGGTTAATAAAAAGCCTAGTGGATCAGGCGCTGCTAACTACGAGATCTTAATGGAACCTATGGGTAATAGAAACGCAGAGGTTTACTATAAAGATAAAGACGGTAATATAATGGACGTCGGCTTAATGGGTAAAAAAGTTAAAGGCTCAACAGTAGTAATAAGATATAACGTAGAAAAATTTGCGGAAGGATATGCTCCTCACGAGCTAGGCCACTCAGGTATGGAAATACTATTTGGCACTAACGCTAGATTTAAAAGTGAGTTTGTAATCGACATGATGAAGATAGCCAAGCAAATTAAACTTGGCGTAGGTCCAAATGGAGAGCTACCGCTTTTTGATAATCTCTATGATCAAATAATAGAGCAAAACCGTCAGTTTGATGTAGAAAAAACACCATGGGAAGCCGCTAAAGCAAAAGACTGGGAGCTATTTAGCCATATAGCTGAGCACTTATCTAAGCCAGAAAACCTAAGAGAGCTAAGAAAGGCAAATGCGTTTGGTAAAATTAAAAATTTAGTTGAGCGAACTGTAGGAAAAGAATTAAACCAAAAGTATAATCTTACAAAAGAGGCGGATATAGTAGAGTTTTTCGGTGACTACATTCAAAGCATTAATAGAGGCACAAATAGTTTAAAAGTACTTGAGCATTTGCAAGATGTTATAGCTGAGCCAAGTAGCCCTGAAGCTAGAGAAATGGAAAAACTGTTAAACGAGCAGGGTATACATTTTACTGAAACAAGTAGATTAGCTTCAGAGGCAAAAAGAAAAAAAGACCTTATTAAAGAGAATGTTGATTTATTCAACAATAAGCCAGAAGGTTATGAGGCTAAAATGCAGGAAAATATAAAAGCTATTAGATCAATAGATGATCTCTTGGTAATAAATAGACCTGCGCAAAACGAATCAGATGACGCTAGAAAAGACAGGGTAAATAAAATACACGCTGGTCACAAAGACGTTATATTCGATAAAACTATTAACTCTGAGTCGCGAGAAGGTCAACGACAAGGTGAAGCTATTGATGCTATAATAAGTTCTTACAGAGGCAAAACTATAGCGGTGGCAAAAAGCCAAGGTAGATTTGAAACACCTACGTTTGAAGACATGTCAAAGGAAGCAAAAGAAGATTTTGCATGGGACATTACTAGACCAGAGTTGTTAAAGCATTTAGATGCTTTTAATAGAAAGTTTAGAGAGACAGATGGGAAAGAAGGTATTGAAAATGATGATCTTGATGCTTATTTAAACTCATATGTTGAGAGAAAACTAGGTACAGCTTTAGAGAAGCCAGGTATTCAAAAAAAGGAATTTACTGGTACTACAACAGATTTAAGACCGGGTCAAGAGCCAGTATACACTCCTTCAGAAATGAAGCTAAATAACAAGACTGATGCTAGACTTAAAATAGATATAAGAGAAAGACTTACTGACAATGCCCCTGAAGGAAGAGAGTCGCAAATAAAAAAGGGTATTAAAGAGCATGGCGAGTTTGTTAAAAATTATATAGAAACAACGTCTGACGCGCCTACTTCATACCGTGATTTAAAAAATATAAAAACTCCAAAAGAAATAGTTGACAAAGTATTTGGTAAGAATACTGCAGAACGCGTTGAAACTATAGGTAGAACGCTAGATATAGCTAAAAAATCTGCATTACCAGAAGGAACATTATCTACTAGAACTGGTAACGTAGAACTAGAAGGTAAAACTATTGGTGTAGCTAATACTCTACAAACAATTAATATAGCTAAGAAAGGTCAACCAGCAAACTACAAAGAGGTTTTATACGGTACTCCTAAAAAATTCGCAGAGTTTGTGTCTAAAGAGACTGGTAGACTTACAGCTGAAGCAGATCCTACTGGTCAAGGTAATACACCTAAAGAATTACTTAAACTAAATAGAGCTGAAACACTTAAGAGATTGGGTATAAAAGAGGTTGAACTTGGTGGTGGTGAAGTTAGATACGATATTGACAATACGTTAGCTAAGGAATACGCTAGTGAACCTGGTTCTAAGAGCGAGAAGGCTATTGCGCGAAACATAGAAGGTATTAGAAAGAACTACATGGAGGAAGTAGTTAGAGGTATGACGTACCAGGTTGCCATGGAAAACTTGCCTGCTGTGTCTCAAAAGCTAGGTATTGCTACAGAGATTTTAGCTAATCAGATTAGCGCGGGTAAAGCTAGACTTGCTAGTAAAACTTTAGAGATGAAAGATTTTACTGAGCAAATGGAGTTTTTAGATCAAATCGAAAGTAAAGAGTTTAAAGATCTGTACGAAAAAGCTGTTGCTGAAGGACAAGAAAAAGCTTTTGAGCACGCTATGATAACTCACTTTGCAAACAACCCTATTGAAAATATAAGCAAGGCAGACATCAAAAACATTGCAAAGCAACTTGAAGCGCAGTTTGTATTTACAACCATGACGCCTAAGAGGGCTATTGAAGCGTCTACGAAAGCTGTTGCGTACCCAAAAAGCTTGCAATCGATAGAGGCTAAGTATGGATTTGAATCTATTGAAACGGTAAATCTGTATGATAGTATAGAGGGTATTAGAGAGGGACAAGCCGCTTTTACTATGGAAGGTGGTATTATAGAAACTTTAACTCGAACTAAGGGTAAAGGAGCGTTTGAAGCTTTAATAAAAGAAGGTATAAGTAAAGGAGCTGGACTCGGAACGTATAGAGCAGAAAGAAGAAACGAAAAAGGCGATTTAGTTGACGTTGGCGGAACTATTATTAAAACTGCAGAGCAAAATATGATTGAGGGTAATACTCAGTTTAGAAGTAGTAATAGATTCGCTTTGTTTGAAACAGCTGCTAAAGCGCAAGAGGCTGCTGATGGTGTGTACGCTAGACTAGAGTCTGAAGGTGTTAAGCTAAAAGACTACGAAGGATCTTCACGTGCAAATTCAGACGCGGTTGGTAAGAAGAAAAGAGTATTAGAAGGAGTTACAAAAAAAGACGGAGCGTGGGATTTAGAAGCCCGCGAAGAATTTGATAGGATAGGCGAAGAAAATAAAAAAGCTTTGTTTGATGGTAAAGGAAAGTCATCTGTAGTAGAGGTAATGAAAGACATGTACGTTAATGGCGACATAACATACCGTCAAGTTAGGCAGATCGTTGAAGGGCAGGGAGGTCCTATGGAAGGCTTAATTAAAAAATCAGCTTCACTAGCCGTGCTACCTGAAATGAGTAGAGCAGATATAGAGGCTAAATACGGAAAGAACTGGGTGCTAGAACACACTACTCCAGCTCAGTATGTGAAAGCTAGAATATATGATTACATATTGTCTGGAGGTAAAGCGCAGCAAGCTAAAGCCTTAGAACTCACTCTTAGAGATTATCATACTACTCTTATACCAGAGTCGCTAGATACAATGGTAAATAAAATATTAAAAACTGATTTACCATCGTTCCACGTGCCAGGTATGGATCCTATAGAATCTAGGTATTATATGGCTAACCATAAATCTCCTTTTGATTTATCACTGGTTAACTATAGAAACGGCAAAGTCTATAGCAAAACAGGTTTATCTGCTGCTGAAGTGTCTAAAAGAGGTGCTATGCTTAGAGAGTCTTACGCAGAAATGATAAGCCCTCGTTTAGCATCAAAAAATTTAGAGCCTACTCGCATGCTAGAGCAAATGGAAACTATGAAGAAGGCGGTTGCTAATTCTAGAAATCCTCGCGCTAAGAAGAAAGGTATGAGCACGTTTGATTTTGACGAGACCTTAATTGTAGATGGAGAAAATTTTGTTGTAGCAACTAAAGACGGTAAGCGCATAGAGATTAGTAGCGAACAGTGGCCTATAGAAGGTCCTAAGTACGCTGAACAAGGGTATGAATTTGATTTTTCTGACTTTGCGAACGTAAGAGGTGGTGCCGATGGACCACTGCTACAGAAAATGAGAAATCAAATAAGCAAGTATGGATCGAACAATGTATTTGTGTTAACAGCTAGACAGCAGGCATCGGCTGAACCGATACATAATTGGCTTAGAAGCAAAGGCATAGATATACCTTTAGAAAATATTACTGGCTTAGGTAAGAGCGAAGGCGCGGCAAAGGCTCAGTGGATGTTAGAAAAGTTTGCTGAAGGTTATAACGATATGTACTTTGTTGACGACGCTTTGCCTAACGTTGAAGCTGTTAAAGAAGTGCTAAGCCAACTTGATGTTAAGTCTAACGTTCAACAAGCACGTAGACTAGCCTCAAAAGACATGAACTTGGAGTTTAATCAAATGATTGAGCGTAAAACTGGCATTGGTTACCAAAAGATGTTTAGCGGAGCTAAAGGTAAAATGCTAGGTAAGCGTAGGTATACTCAGTCAATTGTGGCACCTGGCGCTCAAGACTTTATGGGTCTTATGCAAAACTTCATGGGTAGAGGTAAACAAGGTAATGCTGATAGAGCTTTCTTTAAGAAAAACTTAGTAGATCCTTTTGCAAGAGCTACAAAAGAAATGAATGAAGCTAGACAAAGATCTTCTGAAGATCTTAAGGCTTTATATAAAGATATACCTAGTGTTAAAAGAAAATTAAACAAACGACTACCTGGATCTGCTTTTACGTATGATCAAGCTATTAGGACTTACTTATGGGAGAAAAACGGATTTAATATTCCTGATCTATCGATGAGAGATTTAAAGTCTCTGACTGATATTGTTAACAAAGACGTTGAATTACGTAACTTTGCCGAGCAATTAAATATGATAGGTAAAGGCACGTGGGTTGAGCCATCTGCTAATTGGATTGGTGAAACTATTGTGTCAGACCTGTTTAACTTGAATAACAAAGCTAGAAGAGCTGAACACCTACAAGAGTGGCAGGAAAATATCGACATTATATTCTCGCCAACTAATCTAAATAAAATTGAGGCTACTCAAGGTAGTAAATTTAGAGAAGCTCTTGAAGATATTATATATAGAATGAAGACGGGTTCTAATAGACCCACAGGTGCTAATAGGTTAACTAATCAGTTTAACAACTGGATCAACGGTTCTGTTGGAGCTACAATGTTCTTAAACATGAGATCTGCAATGCTTCAAACTATATCTGCTACTAACTATATCAATTGGTCGTTTAACAATCCAGTTGCTGCGGCAAAAGCGTTTGGTAACCAAAAACAATATTGGTCAGACTTTTCTATGCTATGGAACTCGCCAATGCTTAAGCAGAGGCGTGCTGGTTTAGAATATAACGTACAAGAAGCTGAGCTTGCTGCGGCTATGGCAGGTCAGAAAAACAAGGCTAAAGCTGCGGTAGCGTGGTTAATAAAGAAAGGTTTTACACCAACGCAGATCGCAGATAGTTTCGCTATTGCGTCCGGCGGCGCTACGCATTTCCGTAACAATGTTAGGCGCCTCATGAAGACAGGTTTGTCTAAAGCTGAAGCTGAACAGCAAGCGTTTTTAGAATTCCAAGAGTTAACAGAAACTAATCAGCAATCATCGAGAGCAGATCTTATATCTCAACAACAAGCTTCAGGTTTAGGTAGAACTATATTAGCTTGGTCTAATACGCCAATGCAATATATGCGTATACAAGAAAAGGCGGCTAGAGATATTGTAAACGGTAGAGGCGATCTTAAAAGTAATATGTCTAAGATAGCTTACTACGGAGTTATTCAAAGTGTAATATTCTCTTCATTACAAAACGCTTTGTTTAGATGGGGACTAGAGGAAGAAGATGAAAACAACGAAGCTGATAATAAAGATCTCAATTCAGCTATTGATAGAACAGTGAACACAGTTATTGACTCTCAACTTAGAGGTACCGGTGTTCTTGGAGCTGCGCTAAGTGCTATACGTAACACGGTACTCGAGTTTGAAAAGCAAGAGGCGAAAGCTTATGACGATAGTTTTTTGAGCTCTCCCGATCACAGTAGAACTGTTCTTCAGCTAACTAGTTTTTCTCCTGTTATAAGTTCTAAGTTACGTAAACTATACTCAGCAGGTAATGAATGGAACTACAATAGAGAGGCTATAAGCGAGATGGGTTTTGATATTGATAATCCTGCTATACACGCTGGCGCAAACGTTATAGAAGCTACAACTAATTTACCTATTGCTAGACTTGTGCAGAAAGTGGATAACATACAGGGTATGCTAGACAGCAATAACGAAAATTGGCAACGCGTAGCGTTATTAATGGGTTACCCTAAATGGCAGCTTGGTATTGAAGATACGGAAGTTGAAGAAGCTAAACAAAGAGGTAGAGATAAGATTAAAGCTATAAAAGATGCTGAAAGAGAAATAGAAAAACAACAAAAAGAAGTAGTAAAAGCAGATGAAGAGCTTGCGGAGATAGAAGATAATATACTTGACCAAGACGAGGAGAGAGAACAAGGCGCAGAAGAAGTTCAATGTGCTGCAGTAAGTAGATCTGGTAAGCGATGTTCAAATATGGCTTTACCTGGTAAAAACTTTTGCACAATACATCAGCAGGTTGCTCAACAAGAAGAAGAAGTGCAATGCTCGCATATAAAGAAAGACGGCAAACAGTGTAAAATGAAAACAAAAAATAAATCAGGAAAATGTTACTATCACGATTAAGCTTATTATTAACCTTACTATTTAGCTGTACAGCGATACAAGCACAAGAGCTAAAGAAAGCGTTTAAGTTTTCTACATTCTATGCAGCTGTTAACGGAGGTAACTCTATATCAGATCAGACTATATATTCTGTTACTGACGGGCTAACTCAGGAGACTATAGCAACACCGTTTGATTATAGTTTATCTATGGGTGTTCGTAAGATTGCTAGATTTGGTTACGAGAATAGAGCCAATGCTTTCTATGACGGTACAGAGACATCTTACTCTGCTGACGCTAATATAGGTAAGCGTAACGGTATAGAGTTTCTTGGGGAGGTTACATATGAAAGACAGCAAGGCCGGGAGTTCTTCAATCAACACCACTTTTTTCGTTACATCGGAGATAAAGTTATGGCAAAAGTTGAATACCTTGAAGACGGATTTGCAGACATTGAATACTTCGAGGCATCTCAAAGATATAGACTTAAGCTCGGTAAGAAGTTTTCTATCCACGCAGGAGTTGCTCAACGTATCTCAGAACCCTATGGATACGATCCACTCGCTGAATGGAAGCTTGCAAACGGAGATATTCACTACACTTACCTCGCGCTTCAAGAAGGATATACTCACAACCTTACAACTGGAGAATACATGGCTCCAGACGGAACAGTTGTCGCTTCAAACACTGAGGTCTGGGAAGCAGTCACTATCCCTGAAGTCTTATCTGAATACTCTGCTAGAAAAAGAAATGAACTTGCTCGCCAGTGGAATTACTCAGTGGTTGCCGGGTTCGACTTCTATCACTTTACAGAGGACTTCTGGTTCCACACTTGGGGAAATGTTATGCCCTACCATTACGACACAGGTGGGGAATATATGTATCACAACACAGTGGACGGCCAGTGGCTTGACTACTCGGGCGGACTTATTTTCGGGCACAGATTCAACAAACACATTGGAGTTTTTCTTGAAGGTAGATATAACAAATACTGGAATAGGGAATGGTATAACTTTAAGTGTGGTGCAAACTATGTAATCTTCTAAGATATGGCTATTTATAAATACAATAAAGGTCCTTTAAGAATGACTGACGCGCAATACGCTAAGAAAAATAAAAAGATGCGCGAGGATAATCCTGGTATGGCTAGCAGAAAAACAAAAGGCAGTCATGTTGATCGAGTTAAGTTTGCGTGTAGGTTCGGACCTCAAAACCACCCTATGAAAAACGATAAAGGAGAACCAACTGGTTATGCACACGCATTAAAAAACTGGGGCTTTAGCAGCGCAGCTGAGGCTAATGCGTTTTGTAGAAAACATAAAAAGAAGAAGTAATGGCATTTAAAATGAAATACAAAAACCTCAAAGCGGTTGTTGAGGAATTACGAGGTGCAGTTAAAGCACATGGTAAGCAAGCGGATACTATTGAAAAGCATATTGATGATATGGAAGATAGTCCGATCAAAAAAATGCTTACTGAAAAACAGTCTAAACATATCGATACTAACAAAGACGGTAAGATAACTGGCGCGGATTTTCCTTTGAAGAAGCGTGGGCTGTGGGACAACATACATGCTAAAAGAAAAAGAATTAAAGAAGGTTCAGGCGAAACAATGAGGAAGCCTGGTGATAAAGGAGCTCCTTCGGCAAAAGACTTAAAAGACTCTCAAACAAAAAAATAATGGCTAAGCAAATAGGTGAGGATACTAAAGTAACGTTTGACCTCAAAACAATAGGCATGGGCGTAGCAGGGTTAGCTGCTCTTATAGGTATGTGGTTTACACTACAAGCAGATATAGCAGAAGCAAAAGAACTACCTGAACCACTACCTCCAGACATTACTCGTATGGAGTTTGATATGAAAGATCAACTAGTGCGTCAGACTATTATGACTACACAAGAAGATGTATCTGAGCTCAAGGAAGATCTTGATCGTATTGAAGAAAAAATAGATAAGCTGAACTAATGAAAGAGTTTACGCAACACTTCTTTGGTATGTGTGATAGTCATACATGTGATTACCACGGACACCCAAGTATTATATACGCTATAGCTTTTATAGCTATATGCTCTATTAGTAGTATTGTAATTAATAAGAAAGCATGGAAGAGACAATGAACTTTAAAACAGTAATAGCATACGTGCTTTTAATGTTATGTATGTTCGCGGCCGGTACGGCGCTTAGCCAGAACATGTGCAACAGTGATATCTGTGTAGTACAGTTTAACGCTAGCTGGAATCAAAGCAATAGCGTAGATTATCTTGACAAGCTAACTGATTGCGAGATTATGAATATTAATATTGACGAAGGTACTTACCAGTCTGATTATAAGATCGTAGTAGTACCTACAATCATAGTGTTTAACGGTAAAGAGGTTGAAAGGTTCCAAGCAAATATAATGATGGAAATGGAAGCTACACGTAAAGATGTGCAAAGTGTAGTTGATGAAATAATATATAGCGATTTTTAAATGAAGAAGTTAACGTACGTATTTGTAGTAATATTTTGGCTACTAGCAAGTTGTGTATTTTCTCAAGTAGATACTATACCGCCGCCACCTTGTGGTATAACAAATTTACAAGGTGAGATATCTTGTTTTCCATGGTCGCCTAATCAAGGTGAACTAAGCGTAAACTGGGAGGCGCCACCAGGTTGTCAGCCTGTAGGGTTTCATAGAGGCGATGACTTAAATAACTTACAGTTTATACCTTATGGCCCTTGGTTTGGTAATTACTTTTATGGCTATGCACAGTCTACGCCTGTATCTAGTAGTGAGTATTACTTTATAGTAGAATCACCTGGCGGTATTATGGACACTCTTATATTAGACAATCCTAACTGTGGGCTTGGTTGTATGGATCCGCTAGCGTCTAACTATAATCCATTTGCTGGTATAGAGTCTGAGTTTGAAGAGTCTTGTTTATATGGTAACGTATCTGAGTGCGGTGACACATTAACTCAGAACGTTTATGTAAGCATAACCGGTGATACGTTTTCACAGTGGGAAACTAGCTGGGAAATATTAACTACAGACAGCGCGCCTATTGTTTTAGCTAGCGAAGAGCAGGGGTTTTATGAAACCGCTGGACTTAATGTAACTACAGAGTATTGTATACCGTTAGGCGTAGAGTTTACATTTAATATATACGACTCGTATGGTGATGGTCTTGCTGGCTCTACTACAGGTGGATCAGCTGATGGTGATGTATTAGTTTATACAGAGTGCGGTAACGTTATATACAGCATACTACCGTTTGAAGGACAAAACCCAGACTTCGGTTATGAAGCTAATAGCGTGCCTAACTTGCTTAACCCTTGTCTACCAGAAAACCCACCGTTTGGTTGCTTAGACCCTAACTATTTAGAGTTTAACTCTCTTGCAGAAAACAACGATCAAAGCCAGTGTATAACACCTGCAATACCAGGTTGTATAAACGAAAACGCTTTTAACTATGATTCACTGGCTAACACTATGGACTTAGTGCCTGAGTGTGAATATACGTTAATGTTGTTTGATGGTGGTGGTGACGGTTGGGATAACTCATACTTAGGTGTAGTGCAAGACGGCGAACCTATTGGTGCGTTTACATGTACAGATCAAGATGCGTTTTATAATATTACAGTAAGCTCACTAACACATGTTGAGTTTACGTTTTATCCTGTAGAGTTTGGCGGCTTCTTTGGTCAAGGTGGAACTGTAACAGATATATCGCAAGTAGGATTTAAACTTATTAAGCCTAACGGAGATATTGTATTTGATAAAGGTACTAATCCTTGGCTTGATCCTGTAGAACCTAATAAAACCTATACGCCATATTTAAGATGTGGTAACTACTGTGAGCCATACTCATATGGTTGCACAGATGAAACAGCGCAGAACTATAACCCTGAAGTAAACACAGAAGACGGTAGCTGTTACTACCAAGCTGGTTGTACGCAAGCAGGTTATTTAGAATATTACACACAAGGCTATGAAGCTGATTACGATAACGGAGACTGTCAAACGTTAGCAGTATTTGGTTGCATGGACGAAGAAGCATTTAACTATAACCCAGAAGCAAACGTTGATAACGAGGGTTGTATACCTGTAGTGTTAGGCTGCATGAACCCACTTGCTTTTAACTATAACCCGGCCGCTAATACCGATGATGATAGCTGTATACCTTTCATCTACGGTTGCACGGACGCAACAATGTTTAACTATGATCCGGAAGCTAACGCTGAAGATGGTAGCTGTATTCCTTACATTTATGGCTGTACTGACAGTAGCGCCTTTAATTATGATCCAGCTGCTAATACTGACAATGGCTCGTGCGAGGAAGTGGTGGTCGACTGTATGGACCCGCTAGCCTATAACTACAATGAGCTTGCAAACGAACCTGCAGACAACTGTTTATATGATGCTGTTTGTATTGGTGGACCCGGTGAACCATATTGGTTAAACGATTTGTGTTACGCATGGGTAATTGAAGCAGATCCATATTGCTGTAGCGATGAGTGGGATAACACTTGTCAAGCAACATACGATTATTGCAGTGTAACAGGTATAGAATCCGTGCTAGCTGGTGAAGACTTAGTTGTCTACCCAAACCCGGTGGGCAATGTGTTAAACATAAATCAAAACGTTGACGTAGACGTGATCGATTCAAATGGACGTATCATAGTATCTAAAACAAATACGAACGCGATAGACGCGTCCCTATGGCCTCCAGGAATGTATATGGTACGTATTATTTGGAACGGTCGCGTCGTAGTCAATAAAGTTATTAAATGAAGTTTATAGGCGAGCACCGTATACAAGAAGATACTAGATTTGCACGTTGTAATGTTTATCTACCTGATAACATTGCTGACCCAGGAGCTGACACCGATAAATTCCTTGTGTATGGTACTAATGGTTTGCTAGGGTATAGAACTGGAGCAGAGGTATTATCTGATATAGGTGGTTTAGGTACGTCAGCAACAGCTGCTGCCGCTTCTTTGGTGGCCCATGTCAATCAGGCTTTAGATTCAACTTGCTTTGTTACTTTCGCTACAGCTGCTACAGGTAATCTAGCCGCAAGTACTAATGCTGCACTTACCTTCAATTCTACTAATGGAGATTTAGGAGCAACTACAGTTACAACAACTAGCGGTATTAACGCGGTGGGTACAATACATGTAGACGGGAATGCGAGCAGCTCAGCTAGATTAGAATTGTCAGAGGACACAGATGAAGGCGCTCATTTTGTTAGAATAGCAGTGCCAGCGTTAGCAGCGTCTATTAACTTTACACTACCTAATGATGAAGGAACTGACGGTTATTTTCTAAAAACAGACGGTAGTGGAAATACTAGTTGGGCCGAAGCGGCAGGCGGTGGCGGTATTGCTTTTGATGGATCTACGGCGAACGGTGTCTTAACTTACAAAGACGCAGACGAAGCTACTGTTGAAGCTAATTTAACATATGATGGCGATGATTTAACATTAACATCTAGTAACGCAAGTCAACCGGTTTTAAAAATGCAAACAACGCATACGCATGGAGGTAGAGCTGCAGAGCTAAGATTTATAAAGGATGCTGCTGACACTTCTAACGGAGAATCTATGGGGTTTATAACCTGGTATGGTGATGATGATGCGGGTAATAACCAACAGTTTATAAAAATAAAAGGCGAGATTGAAGAGTCTGGAAGTGGAAATGAAGGCGGTAAACTTACTGTATACGTAGCCTCACATAATGGTACAGAAACGCAAGGTTTAGTTGTTGAAGATGGAGACGCATCAGGTGAGGTTGATGTAACTTTAGGTAATGGCGCTAAGTCAATAGTAACTTGTCCAGGTAAATTAGTTGCAAAAACTATACAGTGTTTTTCTGCAAACTTCTTTGACGATCTTGGAACAACAAAACACTACGTACCTTTAAGTACACAAAGTACTTCAGAGCAAACAAGTGACGGTAATACTTTAGTAGATTTTTTAGCCCCTTGCGATCTTTCAATACGTGAAGTTATGTTAAAGCTACCCGCGTCTACCACAGGCAGTGGTGATATAACAGCTGGCATAGAAACTTCTAATATTGGATCTACACCTACGACAAAGAGTTCGGTAGAAACTGAAACAGTATCTGTTACATCTTCAAATGATAATGATATTGTTCACTTTAGATTCAATGAAGCAACTCACGCTACGCTAGGCCAAAACGTTTGTGTTACAATACAAAGCGATACAGATTTAAGTAGCTCGCAAAATTGGTATGTAAATGTAATAATGGAGCTAGACTGGAATACTATGCACACAGGCTCTAGTTCAGTACAAACAAGTTAAAATGCAATACGGATTATATCACATAACATCGGCAACAACAACAGTGCTTATACCTAAAAACGGCACTAGAGGTTTGGTTAATAGTATACGTATATCTAATCAACACGCTAGTGATGTTGTTACCTTAGATTTATATTTAGATGACGACACAAATCAATCTTACTTTTTTAAAAACTTAAGGCTGTATCCTGGTACTAGCGTGTTTCTTGATGAAAATGATGACGTTTCGTTTGATAACTCGGTCTTAGGTTTAAAGCTAACCACAGCAGGTAGTGGATTACCTGTGTCAGTAATTATAAGATAATGGATAAAATAAGTAAACATATAAGCTACAAAGAAGCTACACGTAGTAACACGGCGTTGCGTAGAGGTATAGAAAACATACCCGATGTAGAAGAGTTAGAAAACATGAAGCTTATAGCTGAAAAAGTTTTTGAACCACTGCGTAAGCACGTTGGAGGACCTATTAAGATTAATAGTTTTTACAGATCGCCTGAGCTAAATGTAGCTATAGGTGGTAGTAAAAAATCTCAGCACTGCAAAGGCCAAGCAATAGACTTAGATGATACATACGGACATAGGAGTAACGCAGCTATGTTTCAATGGATGCGCTATCATTTAGATTACGATCAAATGATATGGGAATTTGGCGACGATAAAAACCCAGCGTGGGTGCATATAAGTTATGTATCAGAAGACGAGAACAGGCATAGGTGCTTACGAGCCGTCAAGAAAAACGGTAAAACACATTACGAATTAATGTAAAATAAAAAAAGGGGACTTGCGTCCCCTTTTCTGTTTCCGGTAGTTTAGGTTATGTAACCTCACACGATCCGCCTGAGCAAGCTAGCTCACCAGAAAGATCTGTATTATCCTCGGTCTCCATTACATTTGATAAGTCAACAGTATCTAGTGACTTAACCATTTCATTAAATTTAGTTTTAGTAATGTCCTCAAATGGAGCTTGAGTATATGTACCACCGTCGTATGGTAGAACAGATAAACCGTTATAGTATTCTCTGTTCTTCCACATCCATTCACCAGCCTCATCCCACTCGTTAGCTTTTAAACTAATAGTAGCAGAAACGTTGTGAGTGTTTGAACCAGTCCTATGACCAGGCGACACCCAATTGGTTGACACTTTCTTTACTCTTTCAAGTAAATCAAATGCAGACTCAGTTCTTACAATACAACCATCAGGCGCCGCTTGCGGCACACTAATCACTGCTGTATCATGAGGTCTGAAGTATTCATCTTCGATCAACTCAGGGTGGTTCTTAACTAGGTAAGAATAAATAGCTTCGTTCTTACCAACTCGTAGTCTACGTACGTAGTGCTTGTTATGCCAAGCGTGTATACCAGATGATGTACCTAATACTAACGACGTAGTACCTGCTGGCTTAACACACGTTGTACGCGCTGCTTTGTTAATACCTATAAGCTTAGCAACTCTAGTGTTTTCACGCTTAACTATATCAGCAGCTTTCTTCATATCAAGATTCATAACCTTGTTAGAGCCGATGCCTGTCATTGATACACCGATCAAAGCGTCTTTCTCAGTTGTATCTTTCCATATCTCACGTAGATAGTGAAAGTCTGTATAGCCTGCTTGTAGTGTACCTATAAAGGCAGCAATTTTAACTCTAACATTTAAATCATCTTGATCAACTATATCTGATACGTTAACTTCACATAGGTTACAGAACTGATAAGGACGAAGAGCAATCTCGCAACACGGGTTTGTTCCCCAGTCCTTATCATTGTTTAGATATATACCAGGCTCGCCAGCTCCTGATGCTTCAACTCTTTTCCATAAATCCATAAAGAAGTTCTTCTTAACTTTATGTCTCATTAATACGGCAGAGTTGTTAGCTCTACCACGTTGCGGGTTAAGTTCCCACCAGTTACCTGACTTGCACGATATCATCTCTTCATCCGTAGCGCTAAATAACGATATAAGTGCTGCACGTCGTATGCCACCAGCCAAGACAGCATCAGCAACGTGACAGACAATATCGTGCACTTCAAGACTTGTAAGCTGTGTACCATCTTCTTTATCATTTAATATACCTTGGATTTTAACTAAACACTCTTTGAGTGGCTGTGGGCCAGGAGCTTTACCTCCTGACGTCACTAGCCTTGCACCTTTAGGTCTAATATCTGAGTAATCAAACTTTACTTTAGAACATCTACGACCACCAAGGTACGACTCAATAAGCACTTTAACCGCATCAGCCCAACCTTCAATACTATCGCCAATTACAAAACGCCTGTGTCGCTTTTCAAACGGTTTAATGATGTGTGGTAGTCTTCCAACGTGGTGCTGCTGCAC